GAACAGGGTGTCCAAAGGAAGATATCCCGTGCGTGAAATTCGTCAGACCCATCTCGCTCTCCTATCCAGGGACATCTCTGCCTCGGGGAATCGAACCACCGACTTACCCTTAAATCCCCTCACTTCTGGGGTATCCCTTGACCTTCTTCGTGCCACCGCTTCGGTCACGGGGCTGCGTCTTACCGGGAACGCCCGGAAACGCCGGAACCTTCTCCACAAACTTCGTCGGTGCCGGTCGTCCAGTGTCACTCTTCGGACCGCCGCTACCACTTCCGTGGATCGTCGGATTGTTGAACTTGTTCGCCATCAGATTGCCTCTACTCGCACGTACTCGGTGCCCATGCGAATGAAGACCAATCCGGAGACGCGAATCTCGTCGTCCACGACCCTCCATGTAATGGTGTGCATTCGCTTGTGGCAGGTTGCGCACAGAACTTCAAGATTTTCGAGGTTGTGGTTAGGTTCACAGTCCGACCCGGATCCATCACGGTGGTGAACGTTGAGCTTGTCCCTAGAGGTGCATAGGACACACCACTCATCTCGATCCATCGCTCGCTGCCAGTTTCCGCCCCAACGTGAGCGACGCACCCTTTCTCGACTTCGTGCCGGATGACGCTTAAGGAAGCGAGCAGACATTTCCCGATTTCGACAACGCTTTCCGCAATAGATCTGGTTCGCCGAAAACTTCCCCGGCTTAAATCCATCGCCGCACTTAGCGCAAATACCATCCACGAACCGTCGTGCCTCGCGCCGCTCTTTGCGCATCCGCGAGACTCGTCTCTGCGAACAGGCGACGCTGCACGTCTTTGCCTTCGGATGGTGGCTATCTGGTGTGAAAAGGCTCTCACAGGTCTCGCACGTCCTTTCATCCATGCCCGATCTCCTCTGACCGGACAACGTACCAATGACACTCCGAGCGTCAACTGGTTGGAATCATTCAGGATACTTGAGCCCCTAGTATCCATCGCCAGTTGTTAAACGCCCATGCGTACCTCATATATCCGCGCCACTTTGCGACCAACGTGTCGAAGTCCTCGATCATGGCGAATTCAATCGCCACACGGTCCGACCACAGCAGCATCTCGCTGCGCAGCGTGGAGTCGTGCAGGAACCAGTTGTTCCCGTCCGTCTGGTACTGCCACGTGACAACCTTGTAGGAGCCCTCGTGGAAGTTCCGGTTGTTGTTGGCCGTATCCACCTTTCCGTGGGAGTTGACGACCTCCCAGGCAGACTCAGTGTTGGCCGGTGCTACCCAGATCTCGTCCGGTACGACGTCGATCCGTTCGGCACGATCGCCTCGGAACCCAATCATCTGCTGACGGGCTGTCTCCAGCGCCACCGCAGAGAATGCGTCTGTACTGAGGTTGTCGAAGCCGTTGGCCGTCGATGCACCCGACGTGTTCGTGTGTGAGTTCGAACAGAGCGCAACCGCCTCTGAATTCACGTAGAACATCTGATCGTCAGCAAACGCCACGTTGTGTACTCGTGCAGCGTGCTTCTGACGTGTCCGATTCGCCGCTCGCGCCATCCCAGCCGGTCTCTGATCGAAGATCTGGAACTGATCATCGTCGAACAACTTCCGCTCAACTTGGATACCGCGAGTGAACTCCGCGAAGGTGGCCACCACGTCGTATCCCTGATAGCGCCGGTCGTAGTCCACGGAACCCGTGAACGCCGTAAAATCCTCGACGGCTCCTTCTTCACTCCACCGGATCGTGTCACGGCCCTGATGCTCGGCCATGGAGAACAGATCCGGAATCATGTCAGGGAGTTGCTTCAGTCGATCGTCGAATATCTTCTGAAATCTCGGATTGAGTACATCGGGATGAAGTAGACTGGTGCTGAGACCCATCTGGGAGTCCTCCTAAAAACTGTTGTTCCTACAGTACGTGGTTATCGTTCATCAGGTGAAGGAACGAGTTGGTCAGTCCGTCATTGCCGATCCCGTTGTACTCACCGGCGAGGACCTGCCATCCAGCACCCGCATCGTCCACGCCGTCGATTTGGTCGAATGTCCCGGTCAGAGTGACGAAGCCAACAGCACCGCCCGGCCCAGGCGGGCAGATGGCGATAAACTCATCGCCGTCCACCGGGGCGGTGGGCCACGCATTGAGGATCGTGAACGTGGTGGCACCGGCAACGCTGACGTTCCGCGCTAGACCGTCCTGCGCAACCGAGCCCGAGTATGCCCAGATTGAGCCGTCATCGAGGTCTGGGGAGTTCGGGGCAGACGGCGAAGCCGTGCTGACCATGTTCAGCGTGGTCGAAGCAGTGCCGTTTTCCGTAAAGGCCGCCAGAGACGTATCCGATGTGGCACCGCCACTCAGCTTGGCTCGAAGCACGAGGTCAGGGTTGACGATCAACGTCACGAGCGCGGCAGTATTGACTGCGGTCTGCGCGTTGATAGTGAGTCCCAACGTGCCGGTCGTCGCGGTCGTGGTTCCAGGAATCAAGCCGCCAACGGCAGGGCCGGTTGTCCCCAGAGTCGCGTGAATGCCCGCAGTCGCAAACGAGGTTTCGATCTGGAACGTCATCGCTACGAACGCACCGGCACTGAGAGTCTTTAGCGGCTCCATGTCTTCTCCCTACAGAGGTGTGTAGACATGTCCTGAACGGATCTTTCCGCCAGAGTCACACACCGTTGATTCGTGGATGAACAGCACATTCTTCAGACTGTGTTCGCGACATGCGCTGCACTGACCTGAAATCTGGCCCCAGCGTGACGCCATCACGTAGTGATTCTTCTTGGCATCGAACTTGTAGACACACGAAGAGCACAGAATAGGTGCCGCTTCGGTCGCAATGAAATCATCGATGTAGGAACTGTGCGTCTTCCCTACGGGACGCAACGCAACCTTCGGACCTCCAGTCCGCTCGAGGTTCCCGAGTCCAGCAAGCATGCGTGCGGCCGAACTCACTGGAGCTTGTCCACATACGTCAACTCAGACAGCAGACGAGGATCATCGAGACCCGTGTAGGTTCCACTGTCGATCTGCCGCAGGTAGTGGGTACGCAGCATCTCATTGGCAGCCAACTCGGGCGGCATCTTCGGTGTGTTCGAATCTTCCGGAGGTCTGCCACCACCACCCACTTCACTAAAGCCTTCACGGGGACGGGGCTGCGCAGCACGCAACTGCTCGATCGAGCCGAACACGGTTCGCATCGCAGCCACCTGCGTGGCCTCAGTCTTTGGCTGCCCCAACTTGTCGGTCAGGTGCTCATACTCACGAGACGCGGCCTTGAAGTCCGCGCTGTTGGCGTTGTTCAAGTCCTTGCGCAGTTCGTAGTAGGAGTCGAGATCGCTCTTGATCCGAGTCTCACGCTCTCTCGTCTCAATCCGGTCCATGATGCGTGCTTCGATGGCAGTCTCGGAGGCCGCCACTCGCTGCTCGGCCATCAAGTCCGCGCCGTGGATCGTTCCGATCTGACCCTCATCGACAGCGGACTGGACTCGTTCGTGAGTGAGTGCCTGCGGTGCGGGATCCGCTGCGGCTGCTGCGGCTTCGCGACTCTGCTGCTCCATCGCAGCCATGCGGTTCTCGGTGGCCTGAGCACGCGCTTCGGCGGCAGACGCTTTCGCGGAGATCTCTGCAATGGCTGCTGCATCCATCGGCAAGGTTTGCTGGCCTTCGGATGTGTCGTCGTTCTCGTCTGCCAATGGAACTCCTGAAAACACAAAAGGGGCAGTCCGGTTAAGGACCGCCCCTCTTCGATGGGCACTCTTGGGGATGACGTTCTTCTACAACAGTGGACTTACCATTACGCAACACACCGTGGGATGTCAAATTCTTCTGGAATGTCCTGCCCTTTGGCGAATAAGTGGAGTTCACCGTCTTGGACCCGCAACTGGGTCTTGCAGAAGTGACAGGGCGGGAACTCGATCTTCGTCTCCGAGTCATCCTCCATCTGATAGCGGGCAATAAAGCGACCGCATCGGCAACGCAACTCCACGGTTTTCAAGCGGAATCCTTCGCCACGAACAGGTCTTCTCGCGCCTTCTTGCCACGCTCGATCAGCTTGGCGGGCAACTCCAGCAATCGATCAAGCAACATTATCTGCGCATTCTCGCTCAAGAGCCTCTGCCGAATATGGGTTGCGACGTCGATCTGCGTCTTCGGGTCCGCTAGCTGCTCAAAGATAGCGCCACGCGATACCGCGCAGGTATGTCTCATCGTTTCCAACTCAGCAATCAACCACTCCCATTCCTGGGTTACCCCTGACGACTTTACGTTGTCTGAAATCTGGGCCTCGCGGCCGAGACGCTTCTTCTGCATCGGGTCCGCAACGAACTTCTTCCTCTTGCGAGACAAGAAGTCCTTGTACTCCTCTCTCTTCTCAGACTCAGGTCGCATTCGTGTTCGCTCCGCCGCCTGCTGTTGGCAATTCTTCGTTCAGGAGTTGGTTCTCTCCGACTTCGGGAGGACCACCCGCCGAAGGCGGATTCGTGGTCGGAGCACCCGGTGACGCACCTTGCTGGTTTGCCGTCTGGGTGGCCGTCGCGGCAGCCACGTTGGCCTGCTGCTCCTTCTCCGCCTGAGCACGCTGCGCAACACCCTTCATGTACTCCTCAAGAATCAACGTCTGCTTCTCCGTGAAGAGTTCAAGAGGCTGCGCCACCTGCCCATCGACACCCTTGACCGGCGTCTTCAAGATCTTCTGCAACTGCATCAGATGCGGCTCGGCGCCTTCCACTGGGAAGCCATCCGGCAACTCATCGTTGAGGATCATCGAGAGTGCGGATTCGGCAGTGATCGGCATGCGTCTCGACATCGGCGTCGGTGCCACCATGTACGGCTCAGGATCGTTGCCACTCGTCTTCGCGATATCCCGCTTAAGACGATAGATAGTGTCCGGCGTCGAGATTCCCATCTGCACCGAAATTGGGTCCACCAGCAATTGATGCATGAACATCATCGACTCTTGCTGCGCCTGCAGTGAGGCATTCTGGATGTTCGCGGCGAACGTGAACGCGAAGCGGTCGTTGTTGATGTCCTCCCGGGTGATGGACTTGTATGGATCCTCCCCCGGCTCGAGGAACCCCACCACCCGGAATGTCTTCTCCGCCGGCAGATGAAACTGGTTGGCCCGGTGCATCAGTTTGAAGATGTCTCGGATGCCCATGAAGAAGCGCCGCAGCACCCGCTCCGGTCTCGCTTCCCCCTGCGCAAGCAATTGCTGCAGATTGCCAGTGGTTCGGAACGCACTCGACTTGCCTGCTGGGATGCGACCCTGCTGGATGTCCCCCATCACCACTAGCTTCTCTTCGAGTTGCGTAGCCAGCGTGATCATGTTGAGGCCAAACGCCATGCCATTGGTAGGCATCTGCGGGAACAGCACATCGTTCTTGGGGTCGTTGATCGGGTAGCCCTGACCCGGTGCAATCTCCGTGATCTCTGGATTCATGTCCGAGGACGGCTTGTAGAAGAAGAACGGCGTGGTGGCCATATCGCCGGCATCCGCCACCTGATCCCAGCGCTGCTTGATATAGTCGTGGATACCTTCCATCAGTTCCGGTAGGCCACGTCCCTGACGACGACCCTTGACCGGAAGGTACGACGCCTCTGCGAGCGGACGCATCGGCATCTCGCCTTCCGGCACCGGGTACAACTCGGTGAGGAGTTCGGCCTTGACCAGAAGTCGCGGCTCCTTCAGAACGGTCCACACGACATCGACGGCTCCCTTGCCGTCCCCGAAATCGAAGACATCGAAGCACATAAGCCGCGTCAAGGTCTTGTCGGCATTCTCCAACGGCACTTTGTCCGGCTCTTCGCCCTGAACCACATCGATCTGCGTCTTCTCGGGTACATCCTTCGAATCCTGAGTACCCGCAATCTCCAACACCTTCTTCTTGGTTACGAGGTTGTACTCACCACCTCGTTGCAACCGTACAATCTCGTCGTGGGACGGGAAGTCACGAAGGATCACATGCGAAGCACCGCCTGGATTAGAGGATCCATGTATCTGCAGGTTGGCCGATCGAGGCGGCGTCAAGACATCTTCAAAGTCCTTCACCAACGTACGAGGTCCGTCGTACACCTTGGCACGATACGACACCACCATTTCGATGTCAGGACTCTTATCCGGAGCGTCTTCAGGAATATCTACGTCTCGAGTGTAGAACTCGACCCGGCGCAGCATGCGTCCTTCTTCGACACGCCACGAAAAGCCATCGTCATCGACCGGATACGCATCAACACCCTCACCCGGAAACCGCTGCTTGATCAAGTTGCCAAAGTGATCCTTCGGCACCGCCATCTCATCCATCGGCGGGTAGATGTTGCGTTCCGATAGTTCACGCCATTCCGTGATCCACGGCACGAAGGCAACGTAGGAGCCATCGCTTGCAAACGTCTGCGCCAACTCGTGCATCACCTGTTCACCGGGCTGCTCTTCGTAGAATTGGTGATCGAGGAGTTGCGACAAGTTGCGCTCCGACTCCATTCCCTGCCCTCCCGTCGCCTTGGCGTTGACAGTGGGTCGAGTGGCAAGGGCGGCATTGACGAGGGTGTCTTGAGTCTGCTCGACAGCGGTGGAGATATCCGGTAGGGCGAAGTTCGAGGAGTTCGGCCACGGATCTCCGGAGTCCTCTTCCGCCCATCCTCTCACCTTTGCGTAGAGTTCGATGCGGCGATCTTGATCCTCACTACGGGCTTGGTCGTCTTCATTGAAGAAGTCGATCACGCGTGAGGCGATCTTGCCACGGTCTTCCGTCGACATGCGACGACGCCGACGCGTACGGGTGCGCTGTAGTTCGATGACTCCACTCGCCATGGTTCTCTCCTACTTCTTCTTTCGGCGTGTCTTCTTCGTTCTCAGGTGCCCCGTCTTTTCCGTCGTCTTCTTCGTGAGACGCTTTTTTCTAGCCTTCCGAGGACCATGAACAGCCATTACTTCCTCCTCATCTTCTTGCGACCCAATACCGGTGCTCCCATTCTCAAGAACCGATAGTTGGGGTTGAGGTTGACACAGTACCTCCACAACGCCGGAAAGTCGTCATCCACCTCTTTGGTCTTCTCCTTCAAGCCCTTCTCGGCACCCGTCTTGTGGCTGTCCCACTGGAAGCGACGGAACTGCTTGATGGTGACTTCACACCGGGGATGAACATGGATGCGAGGAACGAATGTGTCTGGGTCTGGCTGTAGATAGTCGTTGACGGTCTTCTGCCCAATCATCGAGTTGTCAGCAAAATCACACATCAGCCCGAACTTCGCGAACTCGGCTTGCCATGAAACACCACGGTTCAAGCCGGGAGACGAGGCGCCCATGTTCGGGTCCATGATGCGCTTCACCACCTTCAGACTGTACTTCCGTTCCGTCTCCTGAACGACTTCCCACACCTCGGAAGGGCTTCCATCGACACATTCCTCGGCGACTTGGTAGAAGTCGTCATGCGGAGTAATCGCGACCCACATCATCATGTGCGGTTTCCGGGGATGCGGATCGAGGCAGTAGATGATGGGGTCGCTTTGATAGCCTGCTTCCTGAACGTGGTTGAACACGGTGGTATTGCGTCCGCTACACTCCGCACACGCCGGATCGGTGACATCCAGCACGTGTCGCTCTTCCACACAATCGAAGCACCACCGCGAGTTGCGATCCGTAAACAGCGGATGAACCCGAGACGCCATTTTGATCGGCTTGCCTTCGATACGGACATGAAACCTCGCCGAGTCCTTGCCATACTGACGGATGTCGAATTCAAGTCCCTTCATATCCTGATGTGGGTTGTCACGACTGTCCAACTCAAACCAATCAATATCCGGATCCTTGTTCGGTCCGGGCATGCCCAACTCGTAAACATCATCGTACAACCACGAAACAGGAATCGCGGCATCGGTGGGCCATGTCATCGACAGCAGAACACGGCCATTGACCGATCGAACACGCACCATGTTCTCTTCGTGGATGGCGAACGTGGGAGGCTCATCCTCGATAATCATGTGGAACTCGCCTGAGGCGAAGTCCTCCGGGTCATTGTCCTTCGACATGAACGAGATGGACGACTCCCCAAGAATCCTCGCCGGGTTGTCCGGGTCACGGCACAAAATCCGGATCGTCCGCAATTCCTTGCTGAACGCCTTGTCCCACGAATGGCCGAACAGAGACGTCTTCGGAATCCAGCCCCAGTGGCCTTTGAGCCCGCCCGGCGAATCAGGGCCGTTCCATGACCAGTGCTGGAACTTCGGAAGCATTACGTTCCACAGCGTATTCAGCAGAGACTCAACCACGACACGGCAACGCATGGGTCCACGGAACTTAGACCGGAACACCGGGTCGAGACGGAATCGTTCCGGCATCACGCCAGTGCATAACATCACCATCTCGGCGATGGCAGTCTCCGTCTTGGAAGATCGATTGCCACCCGAGATGCCAGTGATCTTGGCAGTGGACTGGTGTACCAGCCACGACTTCTCGCTGACGGGCTGGTAATACAGGATGGCGTTATCTTTGCGGTGCTGATCTTGCTCGTTGAGGGCCTTCCCTGCGAGTTCGAGCAAGTCCGCGTCAGAGAGCGACGAGAAGTCCTCAACGTCGAAGGCGCTCTCCTGAATCACATTGTTTCCGAACACTGCACCAGTCTCAATGCTTCCACACATCGGCACGGAATGTTCCGGACGGCAAATCCCCAGTCACGGAAGAATCTGCATTCAGACAACGAATCGTTACCGTGTTGGTTGCCGAAACCCAACCCGTGAAGCTGATGTCGTCATTCGTAGCACCGACAGCGACAGCGTGCGGAATGCCAATGACTACACTATCTCCTAGCGCCGCACCCGTAACAGTGATGGTAAGATCCTCGTGGCCCTGCGCGGCAACATCCCCGAAGTCAAGTGCCGCCGTAGCCGACAGATGCCGCGTCAAGGCTTGTCCATCTCCCATTGTGAATGAGGAAAGATCAGTCGGTTCTGCTGGTTGGTTGCCAAAACACTGGAGGTTTGTTGCTCCTCCTCCACCATTACTCATACCCCCAGTTTGATTGCCTCGTAAGTTGTTTCCGATGATGACACCCTGGTCATCCGTGTTATCGAGCCTCAGCCCGTGTGTTTGTGGTGTTCCGAAACACCGATTCCCAGAAACAACAAAATCAGTCGTATCGTTTACGAGTATCCCATAACGACCGTGGTTCCACGAAACATTGTCGCATATTTGAAGGTCAACAATGCTCGCAGACGCCGAGTCGAGGGCGATCCCATCAATCGATGCACTGCCACCGGTAACATTGTTCCCATTGATTTGGATCCGCTGGAATGTCGCTCCGGAGAAGCGAATAGCGGCTAGGGTTGCCGTAGCGGTGGAACAGTCG